TGATTGTTTTGACTTTACACCAAGTGAACAGTTACCTTATATAGTAAAACAAACAATGACACAGCTATTTACTACAGTTAATATAGACCCTGCTGTGTATATGAGGACTTCTATATATAGAGAACAAGCTACTAAAAATGCTAAATCAAACTTGTTTAAAACAAAACTATCGACACAAGGTTTTATGCAATTAACCTTTGATAAAATAAGAAAACTCGCATCAAAACCTTCAGATATAGACTGGGAAGAAACTCTTTGGGGTGATGGCAGTTTAGAAGGTAAAGTAAAGACTAGTGTAGAAACTGTTCGTTCTTTTAAAGCTGTACAAGAGCCTACAAAAGTTGCACCTTGTGTGCAACAAATGTTTGCTGAAGGCCCTAATGAAGGTAATAGAAACAATGTTATATTGCGTATGGCTTCGCATTTTAGACGAAATGGTATACCCTCTGATGCTACAAAAGCATCCCTATTACACTGGAACAATAATCAACTTCGTGAAGAAATTGTATTAGAAAAAGTAGAAAGTGTATACAATAACGGGTATCAATATGGCTGTCAAGATGTTGAAATGAAAGCTAGATGTAAAACGCATTGTATACATTACAAAAAGAAAGACTATGACATAGAAGTTAAAGACTTTCAACAACTACAAAAGAGACTAGAAGAAAGAATGTCAACTGACTTTAGTGGAAAAACAATAGATTTATCAAAAATATTTGGTCTACCAGATGTTGATTGTACAATCTATCCCGGTGAGTTAGTTACTATATTTGGGCCTACTGGCGCAGGTAAAACTACTGTTGCTCAAAACATTATCTTAGGGTATAATTCTGCTCAAGACAGAATAGACCAAGATTCACAACTAAATACTTTGTATTTAAGTTTAGAATTGAGTGATTGGTATATGCATAAAAGACATATTCAAATAGTTGCTGATGTAGATAAACAACAAGTCGAAGGAGATGTTTCTAAAATAGCAGAAGACCATAAAGACTTACTAGACCATGTTGTTATACAAACTGTTCAACCAACCTTAGATAGTATTCAAACAAAAATAAGAGAACTAGACCCTCAGGTTGTTGTAGTAGACTATATAGACTTAATAGACCCGGGCCCTACAAAGCGTGGAGAGTACGAAGCTATTAGGTATATTAGTCACTCACTTAGTAATATGGCAGTTAATAACGACATTATTATTATACAGCTATCACAAGTAGCTAGAGAATATAGTAAAAATGATGTCTTAGACCTTTACGCAGGTAAGGGTAGTGGTGCAATAGAAAATGCATCTCGTAAGGTAATAGGTATAAATGGTCAAGCAAAAGACCCTATTAAGTACCTATCCTTATTTAAAAACAGTGACGGTGAACTTTTTAGTGATATTCCACTAAGATGGAGACCTTCATTTAGACTAAGGAGAGATTATGAATGATGTAATCTACAAAAAAAAAGAAACAGCTAAAGAAATAGTTGGAGAGTATATGGATGTTATCATGGAGCTATCAATAGTTGATGCTGATGATAAAGAACAATGTACAAAACTAGAACTAAAGCGTGATTCTTTACAAACAAAAATGAAAGATAAAGTCAAAGGTATTGACTATTTTTCACAAAACATAACGCAAAGAGATTATTTATTAAGTGCGGAAATAGAAGCTCATAAAGATGAAATAGAAAGATTAAGGACTAGACAAAAAGCCTTAACAGCTACTAATGACTACTTAAATAAAATACTCTTACCTATGTTAATTGAAGAACTTGGTGACAATAATGGAGTACTAGAAACTGATACAGCTAGGTATAAACTATACGAAACATACGGAAGTGTGATAGTTACAGACCAAAATAAAGTTCCTAATGACTTTATAAAAACCAAGATAACTCAAACAATAGACAAAGCTAAAGCAAGAAAGGTATGTATGCAACTTCATAGAGAAAATACAGAATTACCTGACGGCTTAAGTATAACCAAAGTCAAAAGAGTAAAACGGTCTTGATACGAAAGTATTTAATAGACCTTAACTGGACAGAGGCAGGGTTTCTTATAGATTTCTTATACTTTTTTAGTATAGGAGCTATATTATACAATGCCCCTGCCAGTTATGACTCAAACAAAGAAACAAACTATATATTAGTTCAGTTTAGATTTTGGATAATAACAACAAACCTAGAACTGGGAGTTCAAATATGAGATTACTATATAACCCATTTAAGAAAAAAAATACCAAAAGTTCTATATGGAATAGACTTAGGCAATTAAGTTCTTTTACATGGGAAAATAAAGTAAAAATAGATAAATTATCGCATATAATTAATGAAATGCAGTTAATTATAGAAAGTCTTAGTAAACCTAAAAAAAGAGGTAGACCTAAAAAAAATGCATAGTTTACCTATAGGTGGAGACCAAGTTGATTACAAATGCACAGAGTGCTGGAGTGATTCTTTAATTTGGGAAGAATATGGGAATAGTAAGTCTGATGAATCAGAGCTTGGTACTTTTTGTGAAAAGTGCGAAGATGTTAAATTACCAGATGAACTATAAATAACTAAACTCGGGGGCTCCGACTTCTCCACATACCAATGCCTACACGCATAGGAGTCCCCATTCTTTTGGAGGAAGAATGTCAAACCTTAAAGATTTAAAAGACCTTGATAAAAGTGCAAGATTATTAATAAAACAATTTGATGGAACTATAGATAGTGATGGTGACTTCGAATTAAGAAATACAAACAGAATAGATATAGCCCAAATAAAAGCAGAAAAATATCTAGATAAAAAAGAAATACCTTATAAAAATATAGGATTTGATAGTAAAGAGGATAGAATACCTTCTACTATATGGTTTAAAATGCCAGATTTTCTTAGGTGTATGCCTGATATGTTTGTATATGTTAAAGATACCTTTCATTTTTTAGAAATAAAAGGATGTAGAGATTCAGTTAAGTTTAAAATAGATGATTTACATCAATATAATTTATGGAACGGTATAGCTCCTGTATTAATATTTATATACTCCACTAAATATGATAAGAATTACTTATTGAATTTAGAGTTAATATGGGATAATTTACATAATGGTGAGTGGGGAAGATATAATGATAACAATAAGTTATATATAGATATACCCTGTGACAAATTAAGTAATTACGAAAGAGAGTAATGAATAAACAAGACTTTAAAAAAGTACTAGTACCTGTACATGGTACCCATTGGCAAAAGGCTTATAAAAAGCTATTGCGTAAGATAAGTGCATTAAAGTCTAGTTTAAAAAGAAGAGCAATAGAATCAGGCACTAAGTTTGATATAGAGCTAATTGATATAAAAAAAATGTTTCTAGGTATTTATGGCAATAGTTGTAAATACTGCCCTAAAAAGCTTAATTATAGAAACATAGCTTGTGACCATATAATACCATTAGTTAAAGGAGGAGATAGTTTAATTGAAAACCTGCAACTAATATGTAAAACATGCAACACAAGAAAAGGGCCACTTAATGAAGATGATTTCAGCTTACTAGTTCATTTAGTAATGGAATTACCTGAAGAATTAAGTAGCTATGTAATGCGTAAACTAGCCAAAGGAGGCAGATATTAATGAAAGTAAAAACACAAAACCCAATTAATCTTCAAACAAAACAAAGAGGATGGAATTATGATACAAGATACACAATGAAAAAAGTAAGCAATACAGAACTATTAAAGTTCTATTTAATTATGATATCTAACGGCCAATTAGAACTTGGTTCAGCTGGTTATAAAAGAATGTGTGAGATATTGCAAAAAGTAATTGTAGACGAAATAAAAGCCAAAAGAGTTAGTTATCTAAGAAACTCTCCTTCGAGAAAAGAAGCATCAAGGATTATTGCAACTGCAAATGCTTACATTAAAGAGTACGAATCATTTATAAAAAAGATTGGTGCTCAAGCATGAGCCAACCAAATGCTACAATTAAACTTAATCTTAGTGAGCTTAATGTACTTCTTAAATCTTTAAAAAACACAGGAATGGATAAAAGTGATTTATTCTTGTTTATTGATAATACTATAAATAAGTTAGAAGATATGAAGCAAGAGCAATTAGATAAAGATATACACGAAGTAACTAACGGTTTTTGTCAACCGGGAGTTAATTGTGAGTAAAAAAAACTTAGCCTTACTGCATTGTGCCAATTATAATAGAGGTAAATGCAGTGGGGTTTTGTTTGTTAAAAGTGAAAGTGGCAATCAAATAGGTCAAATGATTAACTCTGACTATGAAAACAAAGAATGTTTCGTAGATAAGGGTTGTGAATATTACGATAAATGCGTAAGACCTATTATCGTTTAACTCCGTAGTCACTTAAGGGGGGATTATAGCTCTCTATCCCCCTTTCACTTTTAAAAAAATCTCATAGTACAGCCATCAGATTTTTAAAAAAAGTTTTTATTTATTCATTGTCGTTTAAATAACTATAACCAAGTAAACCTGAACCTGCTAATCCTGCCATGCCTGCTCCTGCTTGTACTCTGTTTCTCATAAAGTAATTATTATATTGTGCAAAACCTTTTTGATTTTTAGCATTATTAACTACATTGTTATGTTCTTTATATAACTTGTTAATATTTACTCTATCTGTTTTAGCTAAAGGACTATAATTAGATAGTATTTTTACTTGCTCTGCTTTTGTAGGGTCTAATTGCTTAGGTGTTGGTACAGCAAAACCACTATCTTTAATAGCTTTTCTTTGTGCTTTTCTAGCCATGATTTCTGCATATGCATCTGTATTATCAGAACCTTGCAAAGATTCTTTTAATAAATCATCTGCTTCATCGTATAGCTCTTGTATATTTTTTTTAGCTTTAGGTATACTTATTTCTCTAGCTTTAGTTATATTAAGTGTACTTCTACCTTTTGTTTCTGCAGACAAACCAAATAAATCAGGCCTGTCACTTGCTAACATTTTTATTTTAGTTGGGTCTTTTTTAGGATTAAACTTAATTAACCCTTTATAACCGCCCCAATCATAATTAGGCTTACCCTTAGGAGACATAGATATATAAATATCATCACCAATTTTTGATGTATTAAAATCACTAAATATAGCTTTTATAGCTTTATAATCCCTATCTTGAGGTATTTTTATATTATCTAATCTTTGCAATCCATTATATACTCTTCTATCAAATTGTATCATTCTTAATACATCACTATGTGGTACATTTTTATATACTGCAAATTGATTATATAAAGTAGGAGTTTTTTGAAATCCTATACCAAGCATTTTTAAATCTTGTCCATCAAAATCATCAAGTACATTATACTTATTCTTCATATCTACTAATACGCCTTTAGCAGTTCCACCTTCTCTATTAATAAATCTATTTATTCCTCTGTATGGTGTTTTACCTGTATACATATATGTATTTCTATAATCATTAGTAAGTTTAGCAAATACTTTTTTATCAGCATTTTTTATTAAACTTCTGGCTTTATTATAACTTATTTCATCTCTTTTAAACATATCTATAGCTTCTTTTTTTACGACTTTAGACTGGTCGTATATATCCTTACTAACTTTAGATATTCCTGTTTTTCTATATGCAAATGATTGCGATGGACTTAATGATTGTTGAGCCATTCTTGCAGTGCCTTTAATGCCCTCTTTACTTGCTAAAAATGCCTTACCAACACCACCTACTCCTTTACCATAAAAACCCTGAAGAAAGTTATTCATACTTGATACAAACAAATTTCTAGCTCTTCCCCCACCAAATAAAACAGCTCTACTAGCTAATCTTACACTGGGTACAGCTATGCTTGCAACTGTTGCTAATTGTAAAAGATTATTAGCAAATTCATTATTATCTTTTTGTTCAGCCATTACATTATTCCAGCAAATAAATCAGATGCTTTAGTTCCGGGAGGAGACCAAGATTCTTCACCTTTTTCTTCTTTCTCCTTTTCTTTTAC